GCTGTGGCAGTGACATTTGAAATCGAAGGGAACCAGCGCGCATGAGTACTACCTTTCTGCAAGCTGTCAATGACGTGCTGGTGCGCTTGCGCGAAGTGCAGGTAGCCAGCCTCTCCGAAACGACCTACGCCACGCTGATCGGCAAATTCGTCAACGATGCCAAACGGCAAGTCGAAGACGCCTATTCGTGGAACGCACTAACGACCACGATCACGGTGTCCACGGTGTCGGCCACATCATCCTACACGGTCACCGGCGCCGGACAGAAGTTTCAGGTGCGCGATGCCATTAACGCGACCAGCTTTGTCACGCTGACCAACGTCACGTTTGCGATGATGAACCGCTACCTGAATTTCCCCGCTGCCCCGGCAACGGGTATTCCGAGCTTCTATTCATTCAACGGCGTGGATGGTTCAACCTACGACACCAAAGTGAGCGTGTTCCCAATCCCCGATGGCGTCTATTCGCTGAAATTTAGCCTGGTCGTGCCGCAAGCCACGCTCACCTTGGCGGGGGATGTGATATCGGTTCCCGCTGAACTGGTCATCCAAAACGCCTACGCTCGGGCGCTGGTTGAGCGCGGCGAAGATGGCGGTTTGACCAGCTCCGAGGCATATCAGCTCTACCGTGGCATGTTGGCCGACAGTATCGCCCTGGAAGGCACCCGCTTTCCAGAAGAAGGTGAATTTGTCGCTATCTAGGGTTCGATAAATGTCACAGACCATACAAGTATTCACGACCGCTGCGCCGGGGTTCTTTGGGCTAAATACCCAAGATTCCCCGTTGGACTTGGCGGCTGGATTTGCTTTGGTGGCTAACAATTGCATTATCGACCAGTATGGCCGGATCGGATCGCGTAAAGGTTACGCAAGAGTTAATTCGTCTAGCGGCAATCTCGGCGCCAACGATATCGGCGTCATGCACGAGCTGGTGCAGTCGGATGGCACGCTGACGGTCGTATTCGCGGGCAACAACAAACTGTTCAAGCTGGACAGCAGCAACGCCGTGGTCGAGCTGACCTACGGCGGTGGCGGCACTGCGCCGACCATTACGGCAAGCAACTGGCAATGCGCGTCGCTTAACGGTATCACCTATTTCTTTCAATCGGCGCACGATCCGCTGATCTACGACCCTGCGGTCAGCACCACGACCTATAGGCGCGTGTCAGAGAAAAGTGGATACGTCGCCACGGTGCCGAGCGCCAACATCGTCCTGAGCGCGTATGGCCGGTTGTGGACGGCAAATACGGCTACGGACAAGACCACGCTCTATTTCTCCGACCTGATGGCGGGGCATATCTGGTCTACCGGCACCTCCGGTAGCCTCGACGTTAGCCGAGTATGGGCGCAAGGATCGGATGAGATTACGGGTTTGGCCTCGCACAATGGATTTCTGTTCATCTTTGGAAAACGGCAGATCCTGGTCTATTCCAGTGCCACCAGTCCGGCCAATATCACGCTGGCCGACACCGTTGTCGGCACCGGCTGTTTGTCACGAGACAGCATCCAGCCGATTGCGACCGATGTGATCTTCCTTTCGAATACCGGCGTGCGATCACTGCTACGCACCATTTCAGAGAAATCACTGCCGTTCCGCGATCTATCGAAGAATGTCCGAAATGACCTGACGAACCTACTCTCCAGTGAAGACTTGGCGGCAATCAAGTCGGTATTTTCCGAGCGTGACGCGTTTTATCTTTTGAACCTTCCGGCGTCAAAAAAGACTTACTGCTTTGACACCCGAGGCCAGCTCGACGATGGGTCGTCACGGGTTACTACGTGGGATTCAATCGAACCGACGTCGCTATTGTCGCGTCGTAACGGCGATCTGCTAATCGGCAAGAATGGCTACGTCACCAAGTATTCTGCCTATTATGACAATACGTCTAGCTATCGGTTTCAGTATTACACCAACCACGCTGACCTTGGGAATCCATCGCAAACGTCGGTGCTGAAGCGGTTGGGTATTGTGGTGATCGGCGGCACCAATCAATACGTCACGTTCAAGTGGTGCTTTGACTTTTCGGGCAATTACCTTTCCGCAAACTCGTTTATCCCGGCACAAGGCGTATCGTATTATGGGTTGGCCGAATACGGCGCGAATGGTGTTCCACTGGCCGAGTATTCCGACGGCGTGGCGCTACAGACCCTAGTCGTCAGCGCCAGCGGCGCGGGTAAGATTGTGCAGACGGGCTATGAGGCCGATATTAACGGCGCGCAACTGTCCATTCAGAAGATTGAAATCCAAGCCAAAAATGGCAAGTTTACGTAGGAATCCGTCATGTCAAATTACACAAAAAGCACCAACTTTGCGACCAAAGATAACCTGTCGTCCGGCGATCCGCTTAAGATCGTCAAAGGCACAGAGATCAATACGGAATACGACAATATCGCCACCGCGATAGCAACAAAGGCTGATCTTGCGTCGCCTACGTTTACCGGCACCGTTGTTATACCAACCGCAACGATTACAACAGCGGCTATTACTACGGCAACGATTTCTGGTGGCACGATTACCGGCATAACCGATTTGGCTGTTGCCGATGGCGGCACCGGCGCGTCAACGGCGGCGGGGGCCAGAACAAATTTAGGGTTAGTAATTGGCACAAACGTGCAAGCGTGGGATGCTGATCTGGATAACTGGGCAACCAAATCATCACCATCGGGCGCTGTAGTGGGCACAAGTGATACACAAACTCTTACAAATAAAACATTAACCAGCCCCAACATTGGCGGCACTCCGGTTATGAACGCAAGTGTTATTTCATCTGGCACTGCTGTGTCGTCAACATCAGGTACTTCAATTGACTTTACTGGTATACCAAGTTGGGTAAAGCGTGTAACTGTTATGTTTGATGGTCTTTCTACTGATGGCGGGTCTTCCATACAAATTCAAATTGGAGATTCTGGCGGTATTGAAACTACAGGATACGTATCAGGAAATGCTTACGGAGGTTTAACGACAGGTTTTGTGTTGGCTATTAATCCTTCCGCTAGTTATTTGCAAATTGGAACAATGGTTTTTACAAATTTAAGTGGAAATATTTGGGTTCAAAATGGCAGTTCTTTAGTAACTGCGGTTGCAATTCAACCTGCTGCTGGTTCTAAAACGCTTTCTGCAACCCTTGACCGAGTTCGCATTACTACAGTCAATGGCACAGATAATTTTGATGCGGGAACAATTAACATATTGTATGAATAACTCTACGGTGTATATGTGGAAACGGACAGCTTGATTACTGGTAATTTTTCAGCGGAAGAAAAATTATGCGCGCTTATGCTGCTCTACGAATCTGTTAAGACTAGGCTTAATATGCCATTCGATAATTTTACGCAATCACTAAAAGATTGGTCTGTTGTGCCGCTTAAACAGCAAGGCAAGATAATCGGCGCTGTAATTGCAAAAGAAAATGAACTTCATATTGGTTACGGTGAAAAACCTACCGCGTCGATACTCAGGCATCTTCGCGATACGTTGGTTAAGACTATCAATACTTTTGGTTTTGCAATAACGGTGGTGGATTCAAAGAATGAAAAAGGGCTAACTTTTTGCCAAAGACTAGGTTTTGTAAAAACTAAAGTCGATGGCGGTTTGGTATATTTGAAATGCACGAGGTGTAACTATGCGTAGGCCAGATATGCGTCTTGACGACAATAAGATTTATCTCAGCCGCGCGCAATCTCGCGCATGGGCATCCGAATACCCAGTTGGTGATCCCACTGGTGGCGCGGCATACGGCGAACGGCGTGATCCAGTTACCGCCGCCGTCGCCGGGGGATCAGCATTACTTGGCTATATGGGCAGCCAAAATCAAGCCAGCGCTACGAGAGACGCCGCCAATGCCTCGGCCCAAGCCCAATTAGAAGCTGCCAGAATAGCCGCTGACGAAGCGCGGTTTCGTCCGGTTGGCGTCACCACGCGGTTCGGGCAATCGCAGTTTACAACCGGCCCCGATGGTCGTGTCACTGGTGCTGGCTACACGCTCAGTCCAGAGCTAAAAGCCTATCAAGACCGCATCATGGGTCTGACCGGTCAAGGGCTGACCGAGGCTGAAGCGGCACAGGGTCGTTACGCACCGCTGACCGGTGCTGCATCTGGGCTGTTCAACCTCGGCGCGGGGTATCTGGCACAATCACCGGAAGAAGCCGCAGCCCAATATATGCAAAGGCAGCAGGATTTGCTGGCGCCCTCGCGTGAACGGCAATACGCGGGCTTGCAAAATACGTTATTCAATACCGGACGCGGTGGGCTGGCCGTAGGCGGCACTGGATTGCGACCAGGCGGCGGCGTGGGTCTTCGTGCGGCGAATCCAGAGCTGGAAGCCTACTACAACGCGCTGGCGCAGCAAGACGCATCACTGGCCGCGCAAGCAACGGCAGAAGGGCGGCAACAGACAGCCTTTGGTGCAAATCTATTCGGCACTGGTGCTGGACTGCTCGGTAGTTACACCGGTGGCCTAGCCGGTGCCTATGCACCCTTCACGTCGAGTCTTGGCACTGCACAGACCATCGAATCGTTAGGCCAAGCACCACTGGAAATGGGCGCGGCGATAGGTGGTCGGAACGTCAATCAAACGGGGGCAAACGCGCTATTAACCGGTGGTATTAAGGCAGCGCAAACGGTGCAAGGGCCAGCCGGTTACAGCCCGACGGCGGGATTGTTTTCCGGTCTTAGCAACTACGTTTCTCAGAACGCTCCATCATTGACTAGCCTCTATAATCAATACCAGCAAGGCCAGCAATTAAGTAATCAGTATGGTGCTGGTAATGTATACGGTATGGGTGGTGGCGGGGTTTCTCCGACACCAGCACCGTATAGTGCTAATTACGATTTTTAGGGGTTAAATCATGGCAGAGAGCGCAATGGGCGGGCTGTTCCAGACACCGGAAATGTATCAGCAGGCACGACTACAGCAGCAGCAGGCGCAGGCAGCACAATACGCGCAGATGGAGCCGCTGCAACGCGCGTCATACGGCACCTATATGGCCGGTCAGCAGCTCGGCTCGGGCATTGGGCAACTGTTCGGTGTGCAAGACCCGCAACTGCGGATGATTAGCCAACAGCAGCGGATTCTCGGTCAGATAGACCCGAACGATCCCGAATCTATCGCCAAGGGCGCGCAAATGGCCGCGCAGATGGGCAACAACAGTCTAGCTGCGGCGTTGGCTACGCGTGCGCGTGAAGCTGCTGCAACTTTAGCGCAAATACGGCAACGGACGGCAGAAAAGCAAACACCCGAGCAAAGAAACGCAGAAGCAATAAGTGCGCTACAAGAACAAATAACGCGAATTACGGATTTGCCGGAAGACACACCAGGGCGTGAAGCGGCGTTGAAATCGTTTACGGGTCAGCTTACAACCTTACAAGGACTGACTGCTAAAGCACCGCCAGCGCAGGCTAAAGAAATTACTTTGGCTAAAGCCGCCGCCGCATTAACGGGTTTCCCAGAAGGATCGCCGCAATACAATACCGAATATGCAAAAGCCTTTAACCGATTGGCGTATGGGGAAGATAAAGCAGCAGCGCGATTTGGCGTAGAGCGCGAGGCTATCGCGATGGAACTATACAACAAGCCATTCGCGTCGCTAACGCAACCTGAAATTGCGGCGGTCAATAAGCGCGCGGAGGCATCCGCAGCACGTAGGGGCACTGTTAAGGTAGAAAATATAATACCGGGCATAAAAGACGTAAACGCCATAGCTGTAATGCGGGAAAAAACTTTTAATTCGGTTAAATCATTTAGGGCGACCGTCAATGAGACTGACCAAGCACTTCAGGCTCTTGATGACTCGATAAGGGCCGGGAACTACATATCCTTTAACACCGCAAGGACACAGTTAGCCAAAGCATTGTCCGGTAGCGATGTGAGTTACAAGGAGATAAAAGGCGCGGGTGGCGATCCATCACTTGTTGGCAGCTTGCTAGACGCAACTTCTACATTGTTCACTGGAACACCTACGATCGATACGCAAACAAAAATCAAAAAGACATTACAAGCCATGCGTTTGGTTGCGCTCAATAAAGGCAAGGCAGAAATAGAGGCACAACGTAAAATAGCTAAACGGGCGGGATTTAACGAAGACGATTTTGCATTGGCGTCTGATATCCCCGAATTTAATGCGCCTGTTGCTGGCGGTGGGGGAGCTGGATCACTGCAAGATCAAGCCGCTGCGTTGCTTCGGGAACGTCAAAAAAATAAATAGTTATTAGGGGTTTATTATGGCATTGCCGTTCCCGCTAGATTTATCAAAATTATCCGACGCCGAATTAGCCGCCATTGCCTCCGGCGACCTATCGAAATTATCCGATGCTACACTTGCGGCAATAGCTGGTGACGCCTCGCCGCCACCTAGCACCGGCGCGGTGATTGCAGAAGCACTCCGCAAAGGCGTCACCAACATACCGGCGTATGCAAGCGGGCTACTGACCGCCTATGGCGCTGCCGCAGCGCCGCAATACGGTGGCGCGCAAACTGACGTAGTTAAAGCAATGGAAAGCGGCGCTGCTGCTGTTCGCGAGCCAGCTATGCGGTTTCTTGGCGGCACTGGTGCAGAACCCGTTACCGGCGGCCAACGTATTCTTGCGGGCGGTGCTGAAGCGGTTACCGATCCTTTGTCGTATTTGTTTGGCCCGTTGGCGGCAACAAAGCGGTTAGGCATGTTCGGCCAAGCCCTGATACGTCCGGCTGAACAGGCCGTAGTGGGCGCGGGCGGTCAAGCTGGCGTTATTGCAGGGCAATACGCGGGTGAGAAAGTAGGCGCGCCCGGCACTGGCGCCGTGGTGGGCGGGCTATTGGGCGGCGGTGGTGCTGGATACGGCATGGGGACTGCGCTAAAACTGACGCCTTTGGCCGGAAAAGCCTACGATGCGTCGGCAAATCTGGTCAGAAAAATCAGAGGCGGCGCACCGGAAGACGAACTGCTGCGCGATGTGGACAGCCGTATCAATAACGTCTTTATTGCGGCGGGTGCAGCAGACCCCAATTTTATGACCGTGCTGGAAGAAGCGGCTAAAGCACAAAAAAGCGTATCGTTGCGCGCGCCAGGCGGTGCGGAAGTCAACATGCCAATCAGCGCGCTATTGGCTGATAATCCCGTCATCAATACGTTTATCCAAAACCTATCCTCCCGCGATCCAGTATTCCGTGCCCAATTTGGCTCGCAATATGAACTGGCAAAACGGGCGTTGACGGCCAATCAAATTCGATTGTTTGGTGATCCCGCCAACGTCGCAGTTAATCTTAAGCCCGTCGATATCGCAAAAGCGCAGACCAAAAAAGCGCAAACAATTGACGATGAAATAGCCAGCCTATCGCGTAATCAAGAAGTCGATCCGACTGCGTTTGGGCAGCGCGTAGAGGCTTTGGTAGCGCGGAAAGAAGACGCGGCGCGTAAGTCTGTAACGCCGCTGTATACCGAAGCGTTCAAGATTGCCAAAGACAAGAATGTAGAACTCCCCGCCGCATCGGTGGATGATATCTACAATTTTGTGGCTGGCTCACAAGCCTCGGATATCTTCAAGACTTTCCCGTCGATCTACAACCGCGTGCGGTCTAAATTTCGTCCAGAAACGACTGAACCTAGCGCAATTTTAACTGTTGAAGGAAAACCGACTACCCCCGGTGGCGTAGCCTTTTCAGCCGCTACGGTAGAGGACTTGGACTCTCTCAAGAAAGAGATCAATCGTCAGTTACGCAAGACGACCGAAGCGGCAGATATACGCCTACTGAGTGAGCTAAAGCAGCGTGTGGGCGGGCATATCGACAGCCTTGATCCCGATTTTGTCACCGCGTACCGTAACGCCGATAACGCCTATTTGCAAAAGGTCGGTCTACCGTTTAGCGCGGATACGCTTAAATTGATTGACCGTAAAAAGTTTGTCGAGCAGATTGCGCCCGCATTGATCGGCAACAAATCAAACGTGGTGCAGTTTTTGGAGGCCACGGGCGAGGAAGGCGTGCGGGTTACGCGGGATGCTTTCGTAGACAGTTTTAGCAAGGCCGCGCTAAAGAACGACGTGATCGACCCCAAAGCAGCAAATAAATGGCTTGATAAAAATAAGGGCGGCGTGTCGTTGATACCGGGCCTTGATGACGAGCTGCGCGGTAGCGTCGATAACGTCCAAGCATTGCTTAACTACAAAACGCGGCTTAACGAACAGTTCAAACGCGTCGCTGGCGACCAGATCATCAGCAGCGAAGGGCTTAAAAGCCCACAGGAATTGGTTTCCAAAATGTATGGCGACGTAGGCTTTACGAACAAGTTTATGCAGCAATACGGCGCCAATAAAGACGCCGTTAACGCCGCACGGTCGTTCATGCTGGATGATATTGTCACCTCCGGCGACCCGATTGGTTTGCTAAACGACCGCAGCAAGGCGGCGGTGTTCAACCGCGTGTTTGGGCCTACCTACGCGCAAAAAGTAGCCGATTTCGCTACCGTGTCTAACCGGCTACAACGTGATATTAGCGATGTACCTTTCCGTGGCGAAACAGTGCCAAGAACGGGGATTGAGGAATTGACGGGGCTTCCACCGGAACAAATTATTTCGCGTTTTATGAACCCCGTATCGGGGTGGCGTTACGGCGTAACTTCATTATTTAGTAAATTTTGGGCAAATAAAGCGTCTAAAGCAACGGAAGCGCGGTTAAAAGAACTGCTGCTAAACCCAACAGACGCCGTAAAAGTTTTTGCTGCCGTTAAGCCCCGCATAGACCAATTAGATCGCGCCAAGATCGATGAGGCTATTGCGGTTGGCAAGAAATACGGTATCCAATGGGTCAAAGATGCCATTGACAATATCCAATCGGGCGCTGCGCGTGGCGTGCTACAAGTGCCGGGGCAACCCGCGCCGCAACAAGAGGAGGCTACTCAATAATGGCAACCACAACCGAGTTGGAAGGCCGCATCGGTATACATGAAGCGGTTTGCGAAGAACGCTGGACAGAAACCATCCTGCGGATCAAACGGATCGAGGCGATCCTAATCGGTAGCGCGGGGGCCATTATTATGCTGCTGGTGCATCTGGTGATACGAACCTAATGGCTACCCCACGCAAAAGAGCGCCAAAGAAGTCGGTCATCAAGACCGAGACCAGCATGGTAGACAAGGCCATCGAACTCATCAAATGGGTTGATACGCCGTTCAAATTGTTTGAAGTCATCATTCTGGCGTCGGTGTTCTTTTTTGGCTATTTCGCGTGGGATTCGCGCCAGGTCATACTGAGCGCGATCACGAACAGCAGTCACGTCGCCAAGATCAGGGAAGTCGAGCATCTTTTGCCTATCTCCGAGCAGCTCCAGAAAGACCTGGAGGCGACAACCGTCATCGTCTACAAAGCCAACCTGGTCGTCAACAGCCGCACGACCATGCTGGCGCTGAACCAGAAAGGCCGCGACAAGGCGTTGGACGGCGGCACCAGTAGCCTGTTCAGCCAAGACCCGGCACGCAACGCCTCGATGATCGCTATGCTCAACGGTGAGGTGCAGTGCGCTGGTCATGTGGTTACCGGCAAGACGACGGATTGGGAAAAGACACAAGGCGTGACGTTTGTCTGCCGTGGCAGTATCCCGCCCGAGATGGGGCAATTCGACGGGTATGTCAGCGTGGGGTTTAAAACCGAACCGGCAGACCTGACGGCGGTCAAGACGCGGATCAATCTTGCCTCAACAGAAATGGCTAAATGAGATGGGGTATTGCTATTGCAATCCTTTGCGTCGCCCTCGCCAGAAGCGCGGAGATGCGTTGTGCTGTTTTCGATTTGCAGACTATTGCCCTGATGACGCACGACCCGACTGAACGGCATAAATTGGCGTTACAGTGGCTCAAGGACAACGGCAACAAATGCTCGTATCAGCAGCTTGTGTATATCCAGAATCGTCGGTCAGAGTGGCTCGGCAACGCAGATTCGTTGGATGTTCAGAATACGATTAACGGACTATTGGAGAGATAATGTTCCCCCTCGGCGCCATCCTCGATATCGGTTCCAAGCTGGTCGATAAGTTTTTCCCCGATCCCGCACAGGCTGAACAGGCTAAGTTGAAACTGCTGGAGATGCAGCAGAACGGCGAGTTAGCACAGCTCAACGCTGACGTTGCCGAACAGCATGAGCTGACCGAACGTCTGAAGGCAGACATGGGCAGCGATTCGTGGTTGTCGAAGAACATCCGACCGATGACGCTGATTGCTATCCTGACCGGCTATTTCGTTTTCGCCGGTCTGTCAGCGGCCAAGATCGACGTCAACGAGGAATACGTCCAACTACTAGGCCAGTGGGGTATGCTCATTATGAGTTTTTATTTTGGGGGCCGCACGCTGGAGAAAATCATCGGTATGAAGGATAAAAAAGATGCTAAGTAACTTTCCGGCGTCACTGGCGCTGGTGCTGAAGTCCGAAGGTGGATTCGTTAATCACCCGTCAGACCCCGGCGGCATGACTAACTTGGGCGTGACAAAAAAGGTGTGGGAGGCGTGGGTAAAGCACCCCGTCGATGAGGCCGAGATGCGCTCACTGACGCCGGAATTGGTCGGGCCGCTATACAAGGCCAACTACTGGGATGCTTGCCATTGTTCGGACTTGCCGCGTGGCGTTGATTATGCGGTGTTTGATTCTGCCGTAAACATGGGCAGTGGCAGGGCCGCAAAGCTGCTACAAGCGGCGCTAAACGTCACCGCTGATGGCAGTATCGGCAGGGCCACGATCGCTGCTGCGACCGCTGCCGATCCTGTGGAATTGCTGGAAGCCTTCAGCCTGGGCAAAGAGGCGTTTTACCAATCCCTGCCGACTTTTCAGACGTTCGGCAAGGGGTGGCTGAATCGTGTGGCGCACGTCCAGGATGCGGCAGAGCAGATGATGGGTTAGCGCAGCGCCACTGCCATACCAATAATGACAAGGCAAACAATAACTAAGCCAATTGATGCAGCGTCATAAAAGCCTTGTCGGTACCCACGACTATTGCAATGCAAACAATGTTCTTTACCGTATGCGTGATCCCAATCCATCATTTGAATATCCTCCGATCTTTGATTGCAATAAATGACACGCTCTTGCGGTCAAGGCACGATTTGCACTTCCATATCCGGCGCGTGCCTTTGGTGATTTTGACCAGCTTGTAGCCCGCCTCCCGTCGGCAGGACTGGCAGACGGGGGCGATCATTTCTTAGCCTTTTTAGCTTTGCGTTTGTACGCTTTCATGCGGTCTTTGAGACCGTCTGCCGACGTGTGCGAGGCGGCGTTGCTGTATTTGAATTTCTTGTCCGTTAACCGTAACGCTAGCTTCGTTTCCATTTGGTCGTTGCCTCCTTAAAGAGTTCGATCCGTTCCCGCGTAACCCGCAGGCTGTTATACCGCTGGTGCAGACGCTCCAACACCACGATACGCCGTAGGTTGGCGCGCTCCT